AGCACCGAATGCTTCGATTGCCCAAACCTCCATTTCTCCGAAACGCTGACCACCGAACTGAGCCTTACCACCAAGTGTCAAGTTGCGTGCTAATAATTAATTCTTGTGCTGCGAATCCTCCCCGTGCTGCGAATTCATGTAAACCGGAATTAATAGCAATGATAAATCCATTAGGATTGGAAAATCTTGTTTGAATATCTATAAACCCCATTTTTTCAAGCTGTCTTAGAATCATGTCACATTCACTTGACGTAATACCATCATCTTTAAAGTCGCTTGAATAAAGGTCGCATATAGAATCTTCAGAAGAAGCTAGAGAAGCAACCATAACATCTTTTTTCTCAATAGTAATCATAATGCTTAATTTTTAAGTTTGGTATCTGCAAAATTAAGCAATCTCCCGGAATAAGCGTACAGCCGTCAATGGAATTGACCCGGGAGAACTAATAATAACAATTTAAATTCATACAATTATGGCAAGAACATTAGTATTAAAAAAAGGCTCAGTAGTAACACTGGCGAGATTATTTGAATGCACAGAGCAAACAGTCCGAAACGCTGTGCGTGGTGTAACATCCGGAGAAGATGCAGAACGTATCCGAGTTGAGGCAGTAAAGCAAGGCTTCGCCATCAAGGAGAAACCTATTTCAATGGAAGAGTATAACCGATATTACAAGGAGAACTAATAATGGAAACAATGTCAACAATCGCCGTAATGGCTGTATTAATTTTCGCAGCAATCGGAATAGCATCGGCAATCATTTACTTATTCGGTAAATCAGATAAGAGAAAGGAAGTAGAGAAAGGGAACGTAATTGTCCGCTCAGATAGCTATAGACTTGAATCAAATCCTTGTACTCCTTACGAGAATTTATGGCGTAAGACAGAATATCCAATGAGGGATCAGTCTTATCTTAGACTTATAACAATGGATCTTGAAACAATAGCAGGTAGGGAGGATCACGCCCAAAGGGAGGAAATTTATAAAGATGAGATTTTGCACCTTATGAATAAAAGTGCCTTATGTGATAAAGGTGAAGCTGATTCATCGGTTAGAAAATTCTGCATAGAGCAAACTATGCCTCATGACGATCCAAAAAATCGTATTGATGAAGCTGAGATCATATATAGATACATAACTACGGGAAAAATACCCAATAAGGAGGAATAACTATGGGACGCACTAAATTACAAGCAAAAGTAGAACCAGCTCCAAAACGCTGGTTAAATAAGCAGGAAGCAATGGCATATCTAGGAGTAGGAGAGGACTACCTTTCAAAGCTAAGGAACGAAGCTAAAGTACCCTTCTCACAAGAAGGAAGAATGATATGGTATGAGCTTGCAGATCTTGATCGATTCGTACTTAGGAATAAAGTCATATAACGGTAAAGCCATGAGAGTTCTACCCCTAACCTTTATATGGTGTATATCCTTCGTAACGATGGGATTCACCTGTCTGAAAATGGAAGTCTTATTTTGGATCTCCCTGTTTATCTTTTCTCTCTGCTCAATATATGTAGGCAAACACAGAGAGAGGCTGGAACGGGAAATCGAAGAGATGTCTGAAGACAATACTAAATGATGAAAAGAAACTCCTTAGAGTCCGAACTGGAAGAAAGCGGAAAGCATGCAGAAGCAATTTTAGATCAATTGACCTCTCCTAAGCTCTCCGGATCAGAATACGATCAGCTACTCGCTGAATACAACAGCGAATTACTGAGATACAATAAGATTGAAACAGAACTGCTACTCGTAGGCATTCCGCCAAGTAAGCGCACAATGCAACAAGAAAAGATACTACGGGAAAGAATGAGAAACTAAAATCATGAAACCAAAAAAAAGTTTAGTGGATGCTGCCGTTAAAGATGGTAGCATGGACAGATTGAATATGCTGTTATCTGCTGCTCATTTATTGAACTGCGAAGCAAACAGCTTAATAGAAGAGGCCGCCGACGTAATGAGAGCAAAAGGCTTGTTACTTGGAGATCTGAAGAAATTACATAATGACTTCCTTAAATGCGCAGACCGGTACTTCAAAGAGTTCTCTACCCTTGTAGTCAATGATCAATGCAAGATGGACATGTTTGAAGACCTGCAGAGTTTTGATACAGCATTCAGAACCTGGGCAAAGGTCCCTGCCGAGTGGGAGCCTAAAGTATTAACTGAGGATAAAGCCTCATAATTAAGTACACATGGATACAGTTTTTGAACAAGTAATAAAATCTCATCTGGACGAAAGATCACACACAGATGAGCTGTTTGCCACGAAATACTCCAATCCGAAGAAGAGTATAAAAGAATGCTGCGACTATATTGATAGCCAGGCTCGTAAAGCTGCTGGCAAAGAAAATAGAGTGAGAATCCCCGATTCTGTTGTCTTTGGATGGGCCATCCATTACTACGACGAAGAAAACATCAAAGTAAGCAGCCATCCCATCTGCCGGGTATCCTCTCCTGTACAGCAGCAAAGGAAGAAACCAGCCTCTCCCAAAGAACCTTCTCTGGTACCGGTACATGAATCATCTGCCTCTCTCCAAAAGGAGCGCAGCAAACGTAACAAGGTAATTGAGAAAGAATCACCATTTGTCCAACTGTCATTATTCGAAGAATCATGAAGCCGAAAACAGAGTTACAAAAGCAGATAGTCAAACTCAGCGGAAAACTCCCCGCATTGACTGAAAAACAAAGAAGATGGGGAATTATGAATGCGATGGACCATGTAGGGCTGCGCCTAAAAAAAGGTCTGATAACCTGCACCCACTGTGGAAAGATCTTCTATGATCTTATGAAGTTGGAAGATGGAGAAATGGATATCTGTCCGAATTGTGGCACCCATCTGAAGATCGAGACCACCACCCGTAAATCATGCCGGGATAATGAATACTTTAATATCATCACCACCTGTCATGGCTTTCAGGTCTTCAGGTATTTCTATATCAGAAAAGAGTTCCATTCCGGAAAGGAGGCATCGTATTGTATAAGAGAAGTCGTCCAGAACTGGATGTCTGCCGATGGGAAATTCAAAACAATGGCCCTGCTTGCAAACATGCACTCGTATTATCGCGACGCATGGTGTCTTGACACCGACCTTGAAATAAGAGCGAACGACAAAGAGGCTTATCACATCGGCTGTGATGCTTGTTATCCTGTACGCCGTTATCTGTCGGCATGGAAAAAATACGGATTCAAAGGAAAGGTGCATAGTATATACGCCCTTGACTTCTTCCGTCTGATCAGCACGGACAGTACTGCTGAAACCCTCCTGAAAGCCGGACAGTATGAATTGCTTAGGATGTTTTGCGTAGGCAAGGGCCATAAAATAAAAAGAACATGGCCTACGATCAAAATCTGTATGCGTAACAACTATGTGGTAAAGGATGTCTCCATGTGGTTTGATTACCTTGATCTCCTGGGAGATGAAGGCAAGGACCTTCGTAACGCTCACTATGTCTGTCCTGATAATCTGAATTCCGCACATGACTTTTATATGGAAAGGAAACGCAGAAAAGAAGAAAAGGAACGTCGTCAGCGTGATATGAAACAAATGGAGGCACTGAAAAAATACGAAAAGGAGTATGAGAAGCTCAAATCGAGATTCTTTGATCTAAATATTTCTGATGGTAACATCATCATAGTCCCTTTAAAAAGTCTCGATGAGTTCAGACAGGAAGGTCAAATCATGCATCACTGCGTATTCACGAACAACTATTTTAGAAAAAAGGACTCTTTAATCCTCTCTGCCCGCATCGGTGAAAAGCATATCGAAACCATCGAGATAGATCTGAGTAAGTTTCAAGTGATCCAATCCCGTGGTGTCTGCAACAGCAATACGGACTATCATGACCGTATCATCAAACTTATTAATAAGAATATGAACTTGATCCGTAATAAACTGACGGCTTGAGCATAAAAACAAATCAGAGATGAACGAAAATATTGAATTACCTGAAGAACAAGAACCATTGCTGATAGGCAAGGATACGAATGGGAAAATTGTGATCCAAAAAGGAAAACAGAAAATCATTGTTCATGCTTGGGAAATAAAACTTTTAAAGAAGATAGTTTTTTGCATAACTGAAGAATAACTAAATAGAAATGAGTATGTCCCCAGTAGTACGTGATGCCTGGATGCTTCGCAAGCTATTAGAAAAAGCAACTGGCATTAAGGTTTATAAAGCAGAATTAGGATCGTTCAGCTCCTTCAATCTTTATAGAGGGATAGTGCAGGAGTATAAAGATGAAACCAACACACATATTACAGTAGCGCAAGGAAGCTGGAGTATAACCGAAGGAGGTGAATATAAGGTTTCGCTTTATACGCCGGCTTTCACCATCGGGTACAAGAGGATGATTAATGCACAACTGGTACGTAATATTGCCAATAATATTGTAGATGCCTTAAATTCGAAATTTGGGCAAGACTGTTGGAATACATGTAATGAGGAGCAGCGTTGCTGGTTACCTCTTTCCAGAGTTTCATTTTACCTGCAGATTCCGAATTTTGAACAATATAACTAATTAAGAACAGATATGAAACGAGTAGTACAATTACTAATAGAACTTCCTGATGTCGAAGCAACTGAAGAGCAAATAGAAGAGTTTGTAGAGTTTGAAACGGGATTCGGGTGTCAGTTAAGTGCTGGCAACCTCTTCAATGGTTTAACCTATGAAGTGGAAGAATGTTATGTTGAAGATAGAGAAGTGATTAACTAATAATGAATTAGAAGATTATGATTAAATGGATTAAGAAAGTATTTGGTATTGCCGAATTGATAGATGAACGAAAGAAAACCAACGAATTGCTTAAAATGATATTGGATGAAAATAAAAGAGTGGCAAATGCGGTAGAAGCATATAATCGCAGATATCATATAAATAATATATAGAGAGAATGGACATGAAAAGAATTTATAAAATACCAGAGCATAGCCGGTACATAACAGTTGAGGCTACCGAAGAAGGAATAACAACAATATTTGAGCCGGATGACACGGGAGCCTTTATATGCGAGATAACAGAGGAACTGGAGTATATTCCATCAAAGAATGAACTGTCAATATTTTGGGGAAACAGCAATTCCGGAATAGCTGTCATAGGGAAGCTGAAAGATATTCAGTTTGATGAAGATGGATGCGTATTTGAAGCTAATACAGGCTTATGGTACGACCACGCTATCCGCTTCAGAAACTCTGAGCAATACGATAAAATCCTTGAAAGCAATGCCTTGTAAATCTACGAAGTCAAAGCTCAAAGACACGCTGGATAAGGTCTTTAGCGAATACATCCGCTTAAGAGACGTGAGAGAGGACGGAACATTTATATGTATCTCCTGCAATAATGGATTCCCCTACGAAGTAAGCGATTGTGGGCATTATATAAGCCGGGAACACATGTCTACCAGGTTCAGTGAAGAGAATTGTAATGCTCAATGTATTACCTGTAATCGTCACAATAGCGGAAACATTGAAGGATACAGACGAGGACTTATAAGAAAATATGGAGAGTCAACAGTACTCTCTCTGGAATCTGCTAAATATCAGATCAACAAAATGTCCGAAGCTGACTATAGGGAAAAAATCTCCCATTATCGACAAGAGGTCAAACGATTGAAACTAGAGAAGGAATGGATCAATATAAAGGATTCCAAATAAACAACATATGGAACTATTAAAATTATGAATGTCATATATGTGTATTTAATCTTCCGAAAGAAAGGTTACGCATTCGGTTCATTGAGTGCTGTATTCGACTATCTGACTGAAGATGACGTAGGTATCAAGAAAACTACCCTGCTTCACCGGTCAGGCAAACTACCATTGACCACCCGGCGAGCTATCATTAACAAGTTACCAATACTAAGAAAAAAGAGAAATGACAAAAAGGACTGATTCGAAAATAAAATGTGATTGCCGGTACTGTAAACATGCCGGTCCCGTAATGAATTTCATGGTTTTATGTTCAATTCATAATTGCAAGCGATCTGTAGGAATAAGGGTGTGCCCATACTTTGAAAAAGATGTTCGACAAGATAATAATGAAAGCGACCGTTGATACCGCAGATATCAACACCATCGTCTTACGGAATTATCTGGAACAATGCACGGAAGGCGATGAAGTTTATTACAAATCTACCGCCTACGCGAACTTTGACGGATGCTTTATCGAGCTCAGAGGAAGCAAACTGAAATGCAAGTGCTCTATCTGTAAACTCTATAGCAAAGGGAAAATAGGCAAGCTGGATAACAGCCGGCCTATGACCTTTGCAATGGCTGTCCGGGCAATAAAGGAACTTCTTCTCCGACTATGCGTAAAAATGGAGAATGCAGTAGTAACCTATTACGAAATTGGCATCACGATGAAAATGTCTCACTCCGCAGACTGCTATATCCGGCAAATGCAGGAGATCTCGGACAGAATCCTCTGGAATGATGCTAATTTCCCGGAATACCGGCAGAAAACAACGGAGAAGAGCAAGTATTTCCGCAAGGTTCTCAAGGTCTACGATAAGTCGTTTGAAGCCGGGGAGAAAGGCAGAAAAGTGGGTGATAATATCTTGCGTATTGAAACGGTCTATAGGCATCAGTCTGTATCAATGCTTGAATTTACTGATTACTTCTTCCTGTCCAAGATGGGAAGAATATTCTACAAGGATTGGTCAGAGATACGCTTTGTAAGGGAATTATCTGCGTTGAAAGGCATAAAAATCTCCCAGCTTGACAAAGCCAGGGAGATTCACCGGATCGGAGTAACACGATACAAGGAGCATTATAAGCAGATGTATATAGACGGGAAGCTGACAAAAAAGCAATGGGAGACAATTCGAAATTTCGCCAACAGCTGGCCGAAAGAATGCGGTAAATACGTAGAAGAAATCAGCGAAATGGAGAAAGAATTTAAAGACAAGCTCCTGGCTAATTATCAGATAGGGATTTTTACGCCTATTCGGAGAAATAGATAATTAATTGATAATCAGCTAATTATACAAAACGAAAGAAAGCACCATATGGTGCATTGATAATACACTGATAATTAGATGATTACATGAATAAAATTTAAAAATTAACGATTTATGGCAACTTGTCCTATACTGCCCGCAGGGCTGTTTGGTAACAAACATAAGAGGGCAGTTTAACCATAACTTAAAAATTAGATATATGGCAAATAAAGCATCGGGCAGAATATTAATAGAATTGCCCATCAAACGTGGAACAACTAAAAACGGAAAAGATTGGGAAAAAAGAGAATACGTCATGGAAACAAATGAGAGATATCAGACGAAAATGAAATTCTCCCTTTACAGCTGGGACGGTCCTGTCGATAATCCTCCTAAGATAGGAGATAAAGTCGAAATATCTTTTTCAGTTGAGGCTAAAGAAAACAAAGGAGCTTGGTATAACGAAGTAAAAGCATATAGCATTGAAGCGCAAGAATGATGAAATACTTAATTATCAGAGTAGAATACATTACAAATGGTGAGAAAACAGTATGTAGGCAGGAAATACCTACCGAAGATATAGAGAAAACGAGAAAGGAACTTCATGGTCTCGTAAAATGCGATACCATCTACTTTACTTATCATACGGAAGAAAAATATAACTCTTAAAATGGAACAGTCAAAGCATTACAAGTACTTACCCCGGTCCGGACCGCCCAAGTGCGTAAGGACTACATTAATCACTTCCGACAGGAGAAACCTTTAGAAGGAATATACTTCACTGACTTCATCCGGGATGTGCTTGAAAAGCGAAGCAGACGCAAGTCTGAACACTATGCAGCCGTTTACGATGCGATCATAAAACACATTGATAACTTCTCGTTAGAGTTTGATTGTGATATATTTACTAACTCAGTGACGGCTGAATTTATAGACGACTTCATTATATATCTCGAAGACCAAGGTCTGAGGCATAACACGATAGTCGGATACGTTCTAAAGATTCAATCCCTTGTCCGTAGAGCATCACAATACAATTACGCAGTAGACAATACTTATGACGAGATTGATTTAAAATGTGAGCCTACAAATGCAGTTTTTCTGAGTATGAATGAAATTACAAGAATATACTATTACCGGTTTATCAATCAAGATAAGCGGAAAGCAAAAGAGCGAATCAGAGACATGTTCATACTAGGATGTCTTACCGCTCTTCGCTACTCAGACTATTCGAGACTGACAGGTCAGAACCTAATAAATGGTTATATTGTGATCCGGACAAAGAAAACGAACGTTGATGTTAAGGTCCCGGCACATGATTATGTGCGGGAAATTTTCTCAAAGTATGCCGGTCAGGTTCCATGCGGTCTTTGCATTCAGTACTTCAACAAGTATCTGAAAGTAATAATGAAGGAAATCGGATTGAATGACTTAGTTACTTATTCATTCACGAAAGGTGGAAAGCTGGTAACAGTGACCAAAGAAAAGTGGGAGTTGATTTGTAGCCATACTGCCAGACGGTCCGCGGCAACGAATATGTATTTGACCGGTCGAATGAAGACGCTAGAAATAATGAAGTTGACCGGGCATCGGACAGAGCAGAACTTCTTCCGGTATATTCGACTAACCGGTGATGATACAGCTCGATCTATTTCGGGAGATATGTTTTTTAGAAAATAATAACTAGGCGTCTGCCTGTATTGGTGGACGCTCAATACAAGAACAGATATGAGCATAAAGATTGATAAGAGTGCGTATGAGAAACTAATCAAAGAGGATTTAGACTTTCTCAATAAACATTGTCCGAATAGTTTAGAATTAGACCATATTAAGTTAATTGTTTGTAGTTCTATTGATTGGCATTATCCGGAAAAGACTAAAAGTATGTGTCTTAAAGATAAAACAAAGGAATGCAACTTGTGCCACGAATGCGATGTATATGTTCTTAATCCGAGTTATTAATGACGTAAAACAAGATAGAAATGAAAAAAAGGATTAGAAAAAAGATGCTTTCCGACCCAAGCAGATATAAGCTACATCAATATGTAAGATATGCGCATCAATGGGCAAGCTCTATTGATTACAACTGCAAGTTATATGTGATTTTAGAGAGTGGCAAAATTGTAAGAGTCGATTAATTCAAAACAAGATAAGAATGAATCAATTCGAGATGTTCCTCGGATTGATATTTAAAAAGGAACTTGCAAATCTTAGAAGTATTTTCAAGGATTTACATAAAGCTAAATAAAAAGAATTGATATGGGGAAAAAAATGATAAATGTTAGGTTTGACGAACGAACAGTGATGCTACTAAACGAGTTGTCGGACATCACAAAAACGAGTATCTCTGTAATAGTTCGAGGAATGGTATACCGCAGTATTGAGGAACTAATAGACAAATCCGGGAACTGGAGTTTGCAGAATGAGAAAAACAAAGAAAGGGAAGGTTAATGGCAAGGTCATGGATATGATAGCGCACAACTATGATAAGTTAAAACAACTGTGCGGTTATCGTACCTCCGGACTGTATTGTTCCAAAAGCTATGAAGATATCTTTCAGGACACTATTTTATTCGTCTCACAGGACGAGAAAGCCTCTACTCTGTCATCTGACAAAGAATTGATGAATTATTTCTGTTACCGATTCCGGATGATAGAGTATCAGGCTATCAACGATAATAAACAATTAAAAGAAATACCTTATGCCGACTATCTACAAACCAAGAAAGAAGACACAGAAGAACGATAATTATTATGACGCAGAGCGCAGGAGAGTGTATAACTCTGACCGCTGGCGTCGTCTACGTGCATGGAAATTCGCTTGTAATCCTCTATGCGAAATATGCCTGAAGGAAGACAAAACAGTTCCTGCCGAAGATATCCACCACATAACTTCGTTTATGAGTACGGATGATCCGGAACAAAGGTTATTCCTAGCCTATGACTTCGATAACTTGATGAGCTTATGTAAACAATGTCATCAAAATATCCATAACAAAAAAGGGAGTAGCTATTAGCTGCTCCCTAACCTTTGCACGGCTCACAGGCAAAGGCAGTGTCAGATAACAGTTGTATTAACCAACTGAAAGTGAACCGATTTTATTCCCAATATCCTTTAAGGCACGATTAAAGATTTCAAGTTCTTTCTCATTCAGAGTATATACTTGACCTCGGACTTTATACCCGTTAATACGTTGATATAACCAAGCTCGACTCTTGCCAAAGTAATTCTTTGCAATATACGACACGGGTATTAAGTCTACAATATCATTCATCTGTTCCCGTATTGTGAGCTTTCGTTCTATTGCTTTGACATTATCAGTGATAGTATCAAGAGCCTTATCTAAGTGCTTTCTAATGGCTTCTTTCTCTTCCGGCTTGGTGTATAAAGCCTTCATCTCGTACAAGTGTGCATCAAGTTCATCTCCATGCAAACTATCCATCTTTAACAAGTCTTCTTCTAATGTTCTCATATCATTATTTGAGTTATGCTCCTCCGAAGAGGAGCGATTACTACTTCTTTAATTTCTCTTTTCTTTCAAGGAGTTCTGATATCCTTTCGAGTATCGCATCAGTACGTTCTTCATCATCTTCTTTTCCAATATCCAGTATAAGTACCTTGCGTTTCCATTCTCTAAGGTTTTGTTTCTCCTTCTCTATTTCGAACTCAATCTGTTCTAGTTCATTCAGTTCTCTCATGACGTTGTTTTAAAAGGTTAATACTTTGTTTATCTGACACTACAAAGATACATAATCATTTGTATATGTACAAATGATTATGACGATATTTGTATTTGAATCGAATAAATAGGGATTTCCCTACGAAAAGGTCTCGCATTGTTAATATTAAGTTAATTTTAACAATAAATTCATCAAAAGGGGGTATGGGGTCAAATTTGAGCGATTGAGACCTTCGAAAGCTCGCCTAACCCTTCTTCACACGCACGGCACTTTTTGAAAAAAGCCAAAGTGTTTCGTTCTGTTAATTGCCATTTTTTGTATGACATTTCTATGGTTTTTAGATAAAAATGAATCAGAATCATGGAAAAAAAGAAGAAAATCAGCTTTAAAGTGCCCGATAGTATCAAACATGATGAGGCACGCAAACTTATTACCGGTCTTGTCAAGCAATTAAATGAGAAGGAAATGCTTGAACTCTCCGATATTCCACAACTTCACCGTATGGCTACGGCTTATGATATGTATCTTAGCTGTGTAGACGTATTGAGCCAGCAGGGGCTTACTATGAAAAACCTGAAAGGAGAAATGGTCAAACGCCCAGAGGCCAATTTACTGAAAGAAAGCTGGAGTCAATATCTTGAATTGGCAAAAGAATATGGACTAACCGCAAAAAGCAAAGGACAAATCAAAGCCATGAATGCAGGAGATAATGAAGAATCTCCACTTGAGACGTATCTGAAAGGCAAGAAAGAAACTCGTTAATGCAGACAAAGACTTACTATAAATACGCTCAAGACGTTATAGGCGGGAAAGTCGTATCCGGTAAGTTTATTCAGCTTGCTGCTGAACGTTTTTTCTCCATGATGGAGGATGATCGATACGAATTCAAGGAGAAAAAAGCAGATGAGGTCATAGAATTCTTCTCTATTCTTCAGCATTTCACTGGACGCCATGCCGGTAAGTCGTTCATCCTACAACCGTGGCAGCAATTTGTAATAGCAGCTATCTATGGATTCTATATAAAGGAGACGGGGGAACGACTTGTGAAGTATGTCTACATAGAGATTGCACGAAAGAACGGAAAGACGGCTTTTGCCGCCGGACTATCTTTGTATCATCTAATCGCTGATGGAGAAATGGATGCAGAGGTGGATCTTGCAGCCAACTCTAAAGAACAGGCTAAAATTGCTTTCAAGTTCTGTTCTCAATTCGCAAAAGGGATTGACCCGAAAGGAAAAGACCTTGTTTCCTATCGCGATAAAGTGAAGTTCGAAAAGATGCTGTCTTTGTTACAGGTGTTTGCAGCAGACGATTCAAAATTGGACGGTTTTAATGCATCTATGTATCTGATAGACGAATACCATGCCGCTAAGAATACTGGGTTGAAAGATGTACTACAGTCATCGCAGGGTATGCGTGATAACCCAATGGCGGTTATTATCACTACGGCCGGATTCGATAAATTAGGTCCATGTTACCAATACCGTGAAATGTGTACGGAAGTATTGTCTGGGCTAAAAGAAAATGATGCACTCTTTGCTGCTATCTTTTCTCCTGATGAGGGAGATGATTGGAAAGATCCGGAGACTTGGCAGAAGAGCAACCCCAATCTGGGGATTACGGTTAAACCGCAATATTTGCAGACTCAAGTACAGTCCGCAATTAATGCACCATCCGAAGAAGTCGGCATTAAAACAAAGAACTTCAATATTTGGTGTGATTCTGAAACTGTTTGGATTCCGGATCACTATATTTTACAGACTTCCGCAAGTCTTGAATTTGAGCAATTCCGAGGTATGGATTGTTATGCCGGCATTGACTTATCAAGCACTAGCGACCTCACTTGCGCCGATTTTATGTTTCCTACAGCAGATAAATACTATTTCAAAACTTTGTACTACTTACCGGAAGCGGCTTTACAGGAAAAACGATTCAAGGACTTATACGGAGAATGGCGCAGACAGGGATTGATTACTATTACTCCGGGAAATGTAACAGACTACGATTATATCCTCAACGATCTTATGCGGGTTCGAGATATAGTTTATATTCAGAAAATAGCGTATGATGCCTGGAATGCGACGCAGTTCGTTATTAATGCCGAAGAAAAAGGCCTGCCTATGGAACCATTCAGCCAGGCACTCGGAAATTTCAACCGCCCTACTAAAGAGCTGGAGCGCTTGCTATTGTCCGGCAAGGCGGTAATAGACAACAATCAGATAAACCGTCATTGCTTCCGTAATGTCGTTATGGCGAGAGATAAAAACGGCAATACTAAACCATCCAAGCAATTTGAAGAAAAGAAAATCGACGGGGTTATAGCTAAGCTGGAAGCACTCGGAATCTATCTCGTTTCACCTCGATACGGAGAATTCTATTGATTTGTATGACAATTTTTTGGTTAGGTGCAAAAGTGTACTTTATATGAAAATACCATTTACGAATTTCGAAATAAGAAAAGCGTCTAAAGCGGAAACATCCCGTTTGACAGCATGGAGCTATACCGGAGCTCATCCGATCCTTTCCAGTCGGAAAAAACCAATGCTTCTATCTACGGTTTACAGATGTGTTGATCTCATATCGGACAGTGTAGCAGTTCTTCCGCTGAAGACCTACCAGATTGACGAGGAAGGATTTAAGAAGGAATTCAAGCAACATCCGGCATATATGCTGTTGAATATGGAACCTAATGAAGATATGACCCGATATGTCTTCTTTAAAACACTCATGTCTTCAGTTCTTCTTACCGGAAACGGCTATGCTTATATCGAAAGGGATTATCAGTTAAATGTACTTCAATTGATTTATATTCCTTCCAGCCAAGTGACAATCGTTTATATCACTGATAAGAACGGTATCATGCGTAAACGATATCAGGTAGTCGGATTCAGGGAACTGGTGGACCCTAAAGATATGATTCATGTACTTAACTTCTCCTACGATGGCATTATCGGAGTATCCACGTTAACGCACGCCCGTCAGACTATTGATATCGCTACCAGTACAGAGGAACATGCGGCCGGATTCTTTAGCTCCGGAGGTTCTTTATCTGGCATACTGACTGTGGAAGGAAGCAGAATGGATAAAACTCAAAAGGATCAAATTTATGAGACGTGGAATGAGCGGATGAAACAGCATCCAAACGGCATAGCTGTTTTAGAGGGGAATATGAAGTATCAGCCTATATCCATTAGTCCCAAAGACAGCCAGTTTATAGAAAGCCGTATGTTTAATGTCATAGATATATGCCGTTTCTTCTCAGTCTCCCCTATAAAAGTATTTGACTTGTCAAAAGCGAGCTATTCAACTGTTGAGGCTACGCAGCTACAATATTTGACGGACACTGTGTTAGCTGTCATAACTAAAATCGAGCAGGAGATTAACAGAAAAGTATTCCTCAAATCGGAACGGGGTAATGTTATTGCGGAATTCGACACTTCAGCCATATTGCGTACCGATAAAGCCGCGCAAGCCTCATTCTACAAAGAATTATCCTATGTAGCAGGAATCACACCGAACGAAACACGAAGAGAGTTGGGGTATCCTCGTTTGGATGGTGGAGATAAGGCATTCGTACAAGTAAATATGCAGACATTAGACAATGCCGTGAAAGAAAAAGTAGAAAATGCTAAAAATAATCCCGATTTGTATGACAACTCTGTGGTTAGTAAATAAAAAGTTGAATCATGGACAATAAAAAAGAAATCAGAAATACTCCCTTCCAGGTACAAGTGACCGGAGAAGATGAGGAAAAACGTACCATTGAAGGTTACGCATTGCTTTTTGACACCCCATCAGACGGATTATCCTTCACGGAAGTCATCCAACGCGGTGCGCTTGACGGAGTTTTGGCAAAAAGTGATGTTTTTGCGCTCTTGAATCACGATCAAAGCCGTGGCATTCTTGCAAGATGCAAAAATGGACAGGGGTCTTTGGTACTTTCAGTTGACGATAAGGGGCTGAAGTTCCGTTTTGAAGCTCCTAAGACGGCTTTAGGTGACGAGTTACGTGAAAATATCCGTCGTGGAGAAATCGAAGAATGTTCTTTCTGCTTCGATGTAGAAAAGGATACATGGGAAAAACAAAAAAATGGCAGTTGGAAACGATCGATTGAGAAAATAGATAATCTCTATGACATTGCTCCGGTCTATAATGGCGCATACAGTAAAACTTCGGTTTATATGCGCGGCAAAGAATTAGCAGAAGAGGAATTGCGAAAAAAGGAACAGGATATCCCTGAGTCCTACTATCAAAATATCGAAAATTCATTAAACATTTAATTTATTATTTTATGGCTAAAGAAAAGAGTATCACAGATTTGAAGGATGAGAAGAGGCAACTATCTATTCGTTCGAAAGAAATCATCGGGAAAGCAAAAGGTGAAAAACGTCAGTTTTCCCAAGAAGAAAATGAAGAGTTAGGCACCAATCAAGCTCGCATGGCTGAAATCAACCTTGAAATCGAAGAGAGAGAGGAGGAAAATCGTAGTAAACGCCCTGTAAGAACGGTAACTGCCGGTAGCGGTAACTTCTCTCTTCGTCGTGCCATCGCTAACTTGGTAGATGGGTCCGGACAGAATGACGCAGATGCGGGTATTATTGAAGAGGCTACCGCATATCACAACATGTCGGGTGCCCAGCAAGCAGGCAAACGAAGTATTGTTGTGCCGATGAACCTAGAAAAACGTGCGGCATTTACTGCGGCTACCGAAGCGGCTACAGGCGTAGTTATTGATGAAGATCAACAAGAAATGCTGCTGCCGCTGCAATCTTCACTTGTGCTAGCCCGTGCTGGTGCTCGTTTTATGACAGGATTGCAAGGTAACATCTACTGGCCCGAGTTCTCCGGTGCAAATGTCTTTTGGGAAGGCGAAAACGCTCCGGCCAAGGATGGTGCAGGTGAATTCGATAAAGGGGATACGTTCAAACCGATACGTTTGACGGCGTACGTAGATATATCAAAGCAGTTGCTCGTCCAGGAGAATACTTCCGTAGAGGCCTATATTCGTCAAGCTATCGCTGTAGCTATTGCACAAAAGATAGAACAGACTGCGTTCAGTAAAAACAAGAACGTTGCTAACACACCGGACGGTATGTTCCATACCCTTAACGAAGATATTAAGGGAGACATGACATGGGCGCAGATTGTAGCTATGGAAACAAATGCGGACACTCAGAATGCATTATTTGGCAACCTGTCTTATGTTCTGCACCCGTCACTTGTGGGAAAAGCTAAAACCAAAGTGAAGGACGCTTCTGGCGCAGGCGGATTTATCTTTGCCGGCAATGGGGACGGACAACTGAACGGTTATCGCGCATTGCGTACGAATAATCTGCCGAAAGAATTAGGAGATACAGCTGATGAGTTTGGTATCGTATTCGGTAACTGGGCGGACTACTTCCTGGGACAATGGGGCGGCATTGAGTTACTGGTAGATCCGTATACGCAGGCTTTGAGTGGTACAGTTAGACTGATAACCAATTCCTACTGGAATATGGGATTTATCCGCAAAGAATCATTTACTATCGCATCATTGAAATAATTATGGCATACGTCGAACTACAACTGGCAAAGAAACATCTGAACGTAGAGGAGTCCTTTACGGAAGATGACGAATACATTATCGGGCTTATAGAAGCCTCTGAAACTGTTGTAGAGAAAGATGTATGTGAGAAACTGGATACGCTGACGCAGGAGAACAAAGGTAAATTACCTGCGCCTCTTCGTCAGTGTATTCTCCTGATGGTCGGACAGTTTTATGCTAATCGTGAACCGGTTGCTTTTGCACAGTCGGCGGAAGTACCCCTGTCTTACAGATATCTCGTATCACTTTATCGGAATTATGCCAAATGAGAGCGGGTCTGCTGAAATATCAGCTTGTATTTGAGATTCCTGTCGAAGTAAAGTCTTCGACAGGAGCTGTCAGCAAGGAATATAAAGAAGTATTCCGATGCCGGGCACAGCGCAAGAAACAGACTCTTCTTTCCGTAGAAGAGAATGCGTATGAACAGTTTGTCGGGCATACAACAGTAATGCAAGTACGTAGTTATCCGCAGATCAAATATGGTTGCCGTGTAAGATACGCAGATTGTATCTGGGAGATAAAGATGATAGAACCTGCAGCCAACGAATTGACTTTAACGCTTAAAAAGATCGATGTATGATTCAGGTAACGACGATCGACAGAGAGAATATTCAATATCTGATCCGGAATCTGGAAGACTTCGAAAAAGATAAGGCGGTGAAAAGCGGCCTACGTGCAGCAGTGAATGTATTTCGCGTGAAAGGTAGAAGCAATCTACGCACAAGGTTATTACATCACGGCAAGCAGACTAATCACCTGATGAATTCTTTCACTACTCGGGTAAAACGTAATAAACTGGGAGCATTGGCAGGGTTTGATCGTCCAGGCGGCAATCATTCTCATCTTGTAGATCAAGGGACCAAGAAACGCTATACCAATACCGGTAAAAGCCGAGGATCTATGCCTGGTAACAGATTTTGGAATGATGCCGGACATACAGAAGAGAATAGAGCTATGCAAGCTATCTATCAGGGAGTTCAAAAAGCAGTACAACGAATAAATGAGAGACGATGAATATGTTTAAGATCACAACGGAAGTGCGTGCCATTCTTCTTGCTTCGGATAGCATCAAGGATATTGTCGATGAGAAGATATTCCCGGTCATTGCACCGGAGAATACGGAGGGCGACTTTATCGTTTATCAGCGTGACGGCTACAAACAGGATCGCACCAAGTTTGGCGTATATCGGCAGGTACCAATTGTGAACGTGATTGCGGTAAGTGAAAACTATGATCGCAGCCAGGAACTCGCTTCATTGATTTATGATACTTTATCCGGTGACTTTACTGATCCGGATATATATATTGAGCTTGAAGACTCTACCGAGGACTTCATTGATAACAAATACATTCAAGTTTTACAATTTTCAATAGAACAAAGATAATATTATGGCAGGAGTAAAATTAGATTCAAGAAAAGATATCTACAGAGGTGAGTTCTTTGTATTTGCCGACGATCAGCCTATCGCTTTTGCATCAAGTGCAACACTGGAAGTAACTACCGAAGAAATAGATGTCTCAAACAAAATGATGGGCGACTGGACCGGTTCCCTTCCTGGAAAGAAAAGCTATACAGTTTCTTCCGAGTCATTAGTAACTCGCAAAGAAGGCGCTATGAGTTATGATACCCTGTTGGCTAAACAGATAGCAGGTGAAACACTATCATTTTATTTCGGAGAGGCAAAAGCTGCGGATAAGGACAATTTTGGAGGAACCTTTGAGAAAGATACTGCAAAGATGAGCTATACCGGAGAAGTGATGATTACATCGATGTCTATCTCATCCGAGGCCGGACAGATAGCTAAATGTAGCAGCGCTTTTAAAGGTATCGGAGGTCTGACGCCCACCGCAGGCGGAGCAGCGGAAAACGCAGGTGCATAAAACGAGTTAGTAACAAATGTTCTTAAGGCGGTCCTGTGATGGCCGCCTTATTTAATATAAAGTATCATGGTCTCATTAACAATATCACTTTGTATCATATATACAATATTCCTGTCCGCTAAAATCATCGATGAGAAATGTAATCGTCATAGTCCGCCATCTGTACCGGAGACTTCAGTTCCTAAAAAGAGATTCTCTCTAAATATGAAGATGAGGCTGAATCTGAAAGCCATAATACGATGGGAACAGATCAGGCAGAAATCCTTCTCTCTAATGGATTATTCAGATAAGGATGACATAGATGCACTACTGTATACCACAACGATATGCAATAATGAAGATGTGATATATACCTTCGATGTTTTTCGGGGAACATTGTCCAACGAAAAGCTGGTACAGGAAATGATCTTGAAATTGGAACGTGAAACATCAGTATTAAGTCAGTTTCAGAGGGAGCAGGAGAAACAGGACATCGTGAATTCCAACTCCCTTCCGGAAATGATCAGCGGTATTGTTTCGGTTCTCATCATATCCGGACTGGATGCACATTACGTGCTTAATGAAATGGAGATATGCGACCTTCCACTCTACATAGAGGCATACGAAAAGAAACGAAAAGAAGAGATGGAAAGCGCCCGGATGTGGACATATCTCACCATTCTCCCGCATATCGATGCACGAAAGATGGAAAATGGAGCTAAGGATCTGATCACTTTCCCTTGGGAGGAAGCGGAGAAGCAAGCGGAAAAAGAAATCAAAGAAACTGAGATAGAAAGATTTGAATTATTCATGCAAAAGGGCAAAGACCTATTAAATTTATAAGATCATGGCAGGACGTTTAAGTTTCAGTATAGCAATAAACCTCTTAACAGAGAACTTTAAGAGAGGTACTAATCAGGTAAAAGCCGCATTCCGTTCCATGCAGATGCAGATTCTCACCTTCGCTGCGGCATTAGGTGCAGGCGGACTCGGACTAAGTAACCTTGTTTCTCGTTTCATTGATGTAGCCCGAGAAACAAACCGTGTTACCACCGCATTGAAGAATGTCTCCGGCACAATGTCCCAATATGCGGATAATCAGAAATATCTGCTCGATCTGGCTAAAAAATACGGATTAGAGATTAATGCCCTGACGGCTAACTACGCAAAATTCACGGCGGCTGCTTCCATATCCGGTATGTCCATGATCGATCAACGAAAAGTATTCGAATCCGTCTCCCGGGCATGTACGGCCTTCGGTATGAGTGCGGACGACAGTAACGGAGTTATGCTTGCATTATCCCAGATGATGAGTAAAGGCAAGATCAGCTCCGAGGAATTGCGTCTGCAGATGGGAGAACGTCTTCCTGTTGCTCTTCAGGCTATGGCAAAAGCTGCAGGTGTTTCTGTCGCTGGTCTGGACAAGTTACTCAAACAGGGTAAACTGATGAGTAAGGATGTGCTTCCTAAATTTGCTGAGGCGCTTAATGAGATGATTCCTAACGTTGATACTGATAACTTGGAGACATCTGTAAATCGACGGAAAAACGTCTTTACAGAGTTAGTGAACGGCACGGATATACAAAGTAAATATAAAGCTCTGATAGACTGGCTGACCAATATTGTTAAATCGGCTGCTGACAATATAAAAAGCATTGTTACCTATCTTGTTGCAGCTGTTTTAGTCATGGTTACAAGTCGGCTGGTCAATAAAATTATTTCCTCTATTGCCAAAGCCGAATTAGCCGCCAAGTCAGCAGCACGTCGGGCGGCCAAGGATGCAGGACAGAAGTTTGATGAAGTTGCATGGAAAGCGCAAAAGGCCGGTGCTTCTATCAGAATGGCTTTCAGCAAAGCGATGTTATCAATTAAGGCAACTCTCATTTCTATGGCTCCAACAGCAATACTTGCGGTCATAGGGGCTATCGTTGCTAAATTTTATAATGCTTATAAAGAGTCACAACGAATAAAGGGCTTGTTTGACAATTATCTGAATCGAATGAATCATGCGGCAGAGTCGAACTCAGAAATTGTAAAAGTTAAAGCCTTGTTATCAGAGTACAATAAAGTTAATTCATCATTAGATTACAAAAAACAAATATTAGGGAAAATCAATGGTATTCTCGGTACTGAGCTAAAAACCAACCAAGATGTAAACAAAGAAATATCTAAACGCATAGAATTGCTTGAAAGTGCAGCAAGAGCCGAACTGGCAGCAAAGGAAGTAGCAGAAAGCGAAAATGAATTACGCAAAATAGGCTCAAAATCCTACAACGGGAAGACAGTACAGGAATTGGCTCCTGATTGGGAAATAGCTCGCGGAGATTTGGTTAAAGAAGAGAGGTTCAAAGCAAAGCATAAAGTGTCAATGGTTGACGCTATAGGATTTGAAAATGGCTTAAAGGATGATTTGAATGCTTATATTGAATTCTCAAAAATACTCAGTGATGCGAAATCGAGATTAGGAACTGAGATTTCTAGAAGCACAACAATTACAACACCGACTACTGATCCGGATGATGACAAAAAGAAAAAAACTCCTCTTCAGAAACAGCAAGAATCTTATGATAAACAATTTGAAGAGCTAGGCGCTGAATTAGAGATCGGAAAGATCACTCAGGCAGAGTATAATAAAGCCCTGGGAGAACTGAACATCAAGATGTACGCCCAAGCCAAAGGAACAGGTGATAAAGAAGTGCTTGAGAGTCAATATTTTCAGAATATTAAGACCGCTGCTGAGAAAGCGATAAGAAATCAAGATAAGAATGTTGCTCTTGTTGAGTTTGAGAAGGTGCAGAAGGATTACAATGCAAAGGTCAGGGAAGCCCAAGCGCAGCAAGCCAAAGGGCTTATCTCTCAGAAAGAATTGAATTCCAATATAATTTCACTTTCCGTTGATGCGGCTAAATCCGCTGCCGGCATTAAAGGCATTGGAGATGAGGCAGATGTGTTTATTTCAGCTATGCAACTGAATGCAAAGATACTTGCTTCTCCAATTAAGATAAAGCCTCGCGACGCAACTTTTGACTACAAGAAAACCAAAGTTGATATTGCCTCTGAAAATCTGGACAAGGCAAAAGAATTGGCGGACAAATATAAAGAGGAAGCAAGAATTATCGGGAAGACATTATCAGATGAGGTTGCGAATGCTATGGCTGACGTTCCATCGCTGGAAGAGGCATTAAAACTGGCACAGGTCCAGGAAGATATCAAAAATTTCACCAAGGAACTTAATCAGATGGAATGGGATGGTATTAAAAATGTCGTATCAACTGTAGATGGATTAGTGTCGGCATTCGAACGCCTGAAAGATGCATTTGATCCGGAACAGGAAGCTACTAAATGGGAAAAGTTAATGGCCATTTGGAATATGTTTTCCGGAATTGCAGATGGATTCTTGTCGGTGATGAAAACAATTGAAAGTATTACGGAATTAACAAATAAGCTCACAAAGGCGAAGGAAACAGAGGCGGCTATTGATACGGCTACTACCGGAACAAAAGTTGCGAATAAAACGATAGAAACTACAGCAGAAATTACTGCTCTTGCGACTCAAACGGCGGCAGAGGTCGCAGCATCATCAACAAAAGCTACAGCTGCATCTGCGGAAATGGCTGCAAAAAGTACAGCAGCATATGCATCTATTCCTTTTGCAGGAGTAGGTCTTGCTGCTGCTCAAATTGCAGCCATGGAAGCATTAATATTAGCTGCCTCCATTCCTAAGTTCGCTAATGGTGGTATTATTACCGGCGGTCCTTCATCTGGAGATAAGATATTAGCTCGTGTTAATGCCGGTGAAATGATACTCAATCAAGGCCAGCAATCTCATTTATTCGAAGCGATTAATTCCGGAAGATTGGGTGGAGGTGGAAATATATCTTCATCGGTAACAACCAGGGTCCGGGCAAAGGATCTGATTCTGACTATCAACAATGAACTTAAATCACAAGGGAAAAAGCCTATATCATGAGCTACGGACTAATATATACAATACCATTTGCCGCAATAGATAACATTCCATGTGTTGTGGAGATAGAGAAAGAAAATTATTCGGGTGAAGTCATTGAGCTGGTTGCGGGGGCTTCACCATTCACTGTCGATATTGCAGATGAAGAATTCCTGTATACGCCTGTCAGGTTCAGTACTGCGACAATTCGCGTAGTAGGCAGCGATTATTTGCAGAGTCTATTTTCCACAGCCTATCAGCAATACCGGGTTATATTCAAAAGAGATGGGGTAGTAACGTGGTATGGGTATATCAAGCCGGAACTATATACACAGAATTACAGCTCCTCTAAATTCGAACTGGAGATAGAGTGTATGAGTGCGATGTCCACGCTTGAATTTATTGATTATGACGTAACCGGAAGCAGAAAGGAATTTGTCTCGTTATGGAGTTTACTACAGAAATGCATCAAAGCAACTTCTGTACAATATAATGCAGTATATATCCCATACGTCTATGCGAAAAACGAAAAGGAATATTTATCAGGCAGAAGTAATATACTTTGGGAGATGAGAATTAGTGAACAGAATTTCTTCGATGAAGACAACAAAGCGCTGAAACTTAAAGAGGTACTCGAAGAAGTATGCAAATTCCTCCACTGGACCTGTGTAGATTGGCGAGGAGAGCTTTTCTTTGTCGATATAGATCATAACGGAGTATATCATAAATATAACAGTGGACTGATCGAGAAAGCAGATGCAGTATTTAATAATCTCATCGTACAAAACATTGGATTTACCGGATCTGATCATTCTCTGGATGTACTCCCTGGCTATAATAAAGTAACAGTGAAATGTAGCAATTATCCTATCCCTGAAACTTTAAACTTCAGTGTTAATTATGACGACCTGGACAGATTGGCTACCTTACCAGATATAACATCCGGAGATGACGTGTCGCATCGCATCCTCCTGAATCCAGGGGATTTGGAGATGTATCAATACCAACAATTCGCTCATCGTGTAGATATAAACGAATACAAAAACAATATAGAAGCGGATAATCTTTTAGGCGCTATCCCTATGAGGTATTGCAACTACAAAATGGTAAATAAGGATGGTGGTAAGGTTCCCGATATTACAGAGTATAGCTATACTGACGTTGTTAGAATAAGATTGAAAAACAAAGATGGGGTAGCATTGGGTGGATATGTTCCAGTATTTATATTGCGAAGTCCATGCGTCGCATATCCTCCAGGGGTATTTTGTATAAATGCCTCTGTCAGGTATTTCCAAAACGAACCTTTATCTCCATTGTCAAAGGACAGATGGGGAGGAAACTTATTAATCGGAACCAAATTATTTATTGGTCATATAGACCTTACGACTGATGATCCGGTACTCGGAAATAATCTTTATAAATGTACATATTTGTCATTCGGGGCATACGAGAATGAGGGTTATAAAGCGGTCATTAACGACAAGAAGCTAACGGACCCTTATGAAGGCGCATCCGGTAAAATGATATATTCTTCTTTTACGGGAAGTGGAATAACGGCCGGAGAGCTGGAATTTCAACTATTGGCTAGTATGTATCCATCCGAAGTTAATAAATATGGGGTATTCTTACAAAACTTTACTGTAAGATTCATTCCTCGGGATGGAGAGGATACTACATCTAATTCTGATCGTATTTATGAGAACGCGGTTAATGAGAACTACATCAATGAACTCGATGAGATCGAATTGAAAATTAGCTCATACAACCATGATGGCGCGGGTTATGGCAAAGTTATTTTAAGTGAAGATTACCTGAGAGACAATCTTTATTCAGTCATAGAAGAAACTACAGTCCGTCCAGAAGAGCAACTTATTCGACGTATTATCAAACGTTATAATGCCACCCGTATCAAATTAACGCAAGTAATAAAAGCATCTTCCGATATAACTCCTTTATCCCGCTTGTATGACAATTATATGGTTAATAAGAAATTCATCAACGCAGGAGGTACTATCGACTATAAGATGAATCAGTTTCAATGTATAATGATAGAAGTATGAATATTACTATAAAATCAAGAGCAATCCCTTCTAAGCCCCGATCCGGGAATTATCCGATTGGGTCAGTTGTTTCTTCCGGTAGAGGTGGCGGAACTACTGTAGTGACTGGAGGAGGTGTTAACATTGACATTTTAAAAGTTAATGACACTCAGTCATTGACAGATAAAAATGTTCTTTCATCTCTTCGTACGCTTCTTGAAATTTGTTCACGCATCATAAAGAAGGATGACAAAATAGAATATACGGATGACAATGTTCTTTCCTCATTACGTACAATTAAAGAGGTCGACGATAAGATAAAAGCCTTGTTGCTGGAATTAGAACGCAGGTATATTCATAAAGACCAGGATGACCGTACTGAACATAGCCTGGAAGTAGGTGAAAATTTGACGGTAGAAGGTTTATTGTCTGCTCTTGGCGGGCTAGACGTAAAAGGATTATTAAAAGCATCCGGCGGAATTGTATCCAATGATCTTATACAGGCTATTAAAGGTATGAATATTGGCAACTTCGTCACCGGCATGATCGGCGGTTCCGGCGGTTCTGTCACAGTTGACGAGAAGACAGGCAAGACAGTACTTGAAGTGGACAAAGCCATCTTCCGTGAGGAAATGGTCACTCCCAAAATCACCTTCAACTGCATTGACGTCATCTCCGGAGACAAGGCCAATACCTTCGCATTCGGAACGATCAAGTCCGTAGACACAGCAAACCGGATCATTGAACTTGACCTGCTTGAAGGGCAGACGGGCACCCCGAAAGTGAACGATATCTGTCGCGGCGTTTTTCATAAACTTGAAAGTGGAAACAAGACATCTGACAGCGCAGACGCAAACGGATTCCTAAACTACTCAGGATTCGCTACGACCTATTTCACACCTTCCGAAATTCTGTTGAACGAACCGGGAGCGATGAAGTTTAAATATACCCTGCAGCCTGGAACAACCGTCCACCCTTCATCCGGCATGAACTTCTACGCTTACGGTAACTTCACCGATGAGACCCGTCAGGCAATGACTTACGAGACCCGTTATTACACCCGCCGTCTTAAAAATGTCGATACCTGGGTAATTGACCCGACAAGGAACATCTCGATGCAGGACGGTCTTCTGGAAGGTCTGACGATCGGTGGTTTCGTGATGCACGGGCACGGCACCTTTCAGGAGAATACTTATCTGACCGGTCCCAACATACAGTTTACTCCATCTCAGATAGAGGAATTACAAGGGAAGTCGGCATACAACGTTTCTCTGTCTTCCTACGAGCGCGTAGTAAAGCTTGACAGTGCAGGCAATTTGACTTCTCTATATGAAGAGCTGAACGTCATCTCCGGTAATCAGAATATAGTTTCCGGTGATGAGAACGTCGTTACCTCCGTGTATAACCTTTCCACCCGTATCCAGGCATTCAAGGGTGAAACGGAACTGTTGTTTTCAGAATCAGTGGACAAGGACAGATATGTCGTTGTCGTATCCGCCACCGGCTGTCGCGCTTCCGTGGCTGCCGGTATCCTCACCATCACGGAGGTCACCAATTACGAAGAGTGTTACGTAGACCTGAAGATCAACTGTGAAGGAAATGCCGTATTTGACAAGCGGTTCTCGGTCGTGGTTGTCCGCAACGGCGCCGACGGTGAAGGAAGCATCACGGCTGACTTTAGCGACGAGATGCAGTCTGTTTCCTGTAGTGCTGACGGTACGGTCACTTCCGGCCTTCCGCTGACTTCCACCTTTTCAATGTACTACAGTTCCACGAAGCTGACGCTCGATTCGCTTTCCCGTGGCAGCGTGCCTGGCGTAACCGTTACAACCGACAAGGACACGGGAATAGTAACCGTCACGGCAATCACGAAAGATGCCGCTGATACCCTTCGTCTCCCGGTGACCGGAAAAGCAACCTATAACGGCGTACAATATGAGCGCACTATTCATCTTTCTATCAACAAGGTGAAGCCCGGCGCGGATGGAAATGACGGAGCGAATGCCGTCATCTACTCCCTGCAGCCATCCACTAATGTGATTAAAAAGGATAAGGACGGCAACAGCGATACGACAAACATTTCCTGCCGGATCCTGAAGACCGACGGCTCCTCTACGGTTGTCTCCTCCCGTCCCTCCGGCTATTCGCTGGATTATATAATAGATTCGGGATCGGTTGGAAGCTATACACCCGGAAGCAATATTGCCATATCGGGTATCACAAAGGATATTACGTTCAGGATGTACGCTGAAAACTCATCGGGTATCACCCTGGTTGATCAGGAAACGATTCCCGTCGTTCAGGACGGAAAGAACGGCGTTGATGGCACAGACGGTCACAGCCCTTATATCTCTGAAAACGGAACATGGATGGTGTGGGATGCAGATCAGGGAAAATACGTAGATTCCGGCGATCCGGCAAAGGGAGATGACGGTCATTCTCCCAAAATACAGAATGGCACCTGGTGGGTCTGGGATGCGGAACAAGGAAAGTATATAGACACCGGTATCAAGGCAAAGGGAGAAGACGGGGACCCCGGAACTGATGGAAGGTATACCGAACTCCGTTACCGCTATGCCTTTGACAAGCCTGCGGCTCCTGCGGGTGTGAATCCCGCGGGGTGGTTTCTGTCTCCCGAACCGAAGGATTTATCATTTATCCGGCATACCGGTGACTTCATACTTACTGATAACATGTATATTTCCCCGACCCCGGCATCTGACTCCGCTACTTACAAGGAACGCATAACCTTCGTTACGTCTTATGAGAATCAGGTGATCGACCTGTTCCTTTCGGTATCTTCTGAAGCTGGCGACTTCGGCCTTGTCTGCTCTATCGACGTAGCCTATACCGATAATGTAACAGCCTTGTGGAGGAAGTCTGGAATCGTTTCGGAAACGCTGAGTATCACCGTTCCCTTCTCCGGTTCCCATTTCATCGATATCGTTTATAAAAAGGACAGTTCTCTCAGCCGGAATGAGGACCGCATGAAATACCAGGTTATTTATCCGCGCACCTGCTGGCTGTCCACATCAGTCATCAATCCGAATACGAATGCTTCCGCCTGGAGCGCTCCTGTCTTATTTCCGACCGATACGCCGGAAAACGAACAGGTATACCTGTTGTCGAAGTCACATATTGTCGTGGACTTCCCTTCATCTGCCCCTTACACGGACGAGTACATCGGTGAGGCTCCCGCTTACGACAGCAAGAAAGCATACGTCAGGGGAAATATCGTCAGATATAACAATAATTACAGGGTGTGCCTGATCAGCTGCACGGGCATCGCTCCGGACACGTCCACGAACTGGGAGGATATCGGATGGTGGACAGACAATCCATCAGGAGCGGGCGAAGCGTTCCCTTACGAATACCAGTGTTCGCGTAAGTTTACGGACGGCAAATGGGATAATTATGAGAACACGATCCTGTTCACCCACTTCGCCAAGGACGGTACGGACGGCAATGACGGTATAACTCCCGTCGTGACGCAGTTGATCCCTTCGGTCACACAGATCGGACGCACCATGACCGGCAGCTATGAACCGGAATCGTTTACCGTTTCGCACAAGGACACGGAAGGTACCCTTGTCAATGCTTACATGGCAGTCTGGGGCAGCAATGACGGCAACTCGTGGACGCGGATTGGAAGCGTTGAGAACGTATCCTCGAAATCTATTAACGTGGCACGGTATCCTTATAAATACTTTGTGGTACGTACCTACGGGACATCCTCCGCCTCGTTCGGCAGCGATTATCTGTTGAGCACTTCCGTAAGCGTCCTGCATGACGGTGAGAAGGGAGAATCCGGAGCGCAGGGTGCCATGCCTGTTTATTGCGGATTCTACGAGAGCGGTGTGGGCTACACCTATACGGACGCCACCCGTGACATTATCAACTACAATATCGACGGCGGAGTATTCACCTTCCAGGTGAAGGTACATGGTGCGGTGGTCACGACGCCTCCGACATCCTCCACCGGTGACGCCAACTGGGAACCTGCCGGCAAGTTCAAGTTCGTAGCCATGGACACGGCCTTGATTGACGGTGCCAATATTGCCGGATTCATGTACAAGAATCTGCTGATGAAATCCCGTCTTGGTCTGCTGAGAGGAACGGAGACGGATATCAAGGATGTGGGTGAATCTGACATGCAATGGTTTAAGCCTTATTTACAGCTTGACGGAAATGCGGGTTACATAGACGCGATGGCTAACGTGAGAGTAGCGTATCAGATCATTGACGCTGGTACGGATCTGAAAAAGAACCTTTCATGGATGGTTCTGAATGCTTCCGGGTATAACAGAATCAACAATCTCGGCAATCCGGATACGGGTATCGGTCTGCAGATTTACATGCACGAACTTGGATCGCAGGTGTTTATCGGTAATTTCTACAGTTATGCGCTATATGTGTTTCTGAATGTACAGTTATCAAATGATGTGACTTATGCAAACTCAATTACGACGGTCAAGATCAAAATACCCGCCGGCAAAATGTTCAGAGGGGTTGTTATTCCCAACGCCTTAACCTATCAGAATGGCGGAGTCACGGTGATTGAGCAGGATGGTACGGAAGTCCGCTATCCGTTCAGCCTGTGTATCTATCCCTACTCGGAGCTTAGCTACATAGGAGTGACAGGGAATTACAATAACATCCCTTATTACGAGGTGGTGCATTAAGGAGAACTTTTAATTTGTAAATTATAGCCGTAGCGGTCTGTGAAGATAGCGAGGCACAATCTTAAAAAACATGGATTATGGAAAATCTAGACATAAAAGACTTTCAGAGTGTTTCCTCCGTGTCGGAACTGGATAACATTCTGCTCGTACAGAGTACGGGAGTAAACGGCAAGATGACGGTCGCCTTATTCAAGACGGCTGTCAGGAATGATGTTACACCCTCCATCAAGGAGAACGTCTGGTGGATCGGTACCGTTAATACCGGAATCGTAGCCGCCGGAAAGACCCCCGAGTTCCGCAAGGGTGACCTTGGCATTGAATGGAAGTATACGACCGATACGGCATGGAAGCTGCTGGTCAATTACGAATCCATCTCATTGACCTTTGACGATCTTACCGAAGCGCAGAAAAACTCGCTGAAGCTTCATTTCAGTGATCTGACCGGGGCGGAGATAGCGCAGTTGCAGCAGCCGGCCCGGGATATGATCGCTACCCTGCAGGTGACGAACACAAGCGTGACGGATGCCGAGAATCTTCGTGTCGAAGCGGAAGAGAAACGTAAGACGGACACGGCCGCCGCGATTAAATCGGCTACAGACGCGGCAGGCGCAGCCAATACAGCAGCCAAAAACGTCCAGGACGGCAAGACGCCCGCATTCGAAATCGGTACAGTACAGCAGGGTACTTCCGCTTCGGCTGCCGTCACGGCAAACGGTACTGACGCCTCGGGCAATCCGAAATACAGGATCAACCTCACCCTGCCCAAGGGCGACAAGGGCAATCCCGGGACTGACGGGGAAGACGGTACGGATGGAAAAACCCCTGTGCTGGAATTTGGAACGGTCGCTACCGGTAATCCTGGCACGCAGGCATCCGCTACGCTGACGGCTAACGGAACAACGGCAGAAGGCAATCCGAAGTATCTGCTTTCACTGACTATTCCGCGGGGAGACAAGGGGCTTCCTGGAGAAGGATCGGGCAATGTGTCCGCGTCCGGAACCGGACTGGTAGCAGGAAAGAAGTACCTGTTTGTACCTTCTTCCAACGGCAGTACGGAAGGCTCCTTCGTAGAATACGCGGCACCCACCATTCCCGAACAGGTGCAGCCGGACTGGAATGCTACTTCCGGGAAAGGTGCCATCCTGCACAAGCCCACGATTCCGGCAAAGGTAAGCCAGCTGACGAACGACAGCAACTTTGTAAGTAAGTCATATGTAGATGATGAGATAGACAAGATTCCCACGCCCGACGTATCCGCGCAGATTGGAGCGCATAATACATCAGGGACAGCGCATGCGGACATCCGGACCTTGATCACAAACTACCTTTCGACGGCAAAAGGATATACGGATACTCAGATATCCGCACTGATCGGAACGGCTCCGGAAATTCTTGACACCCTCGGAGAACTTGCAGCGGCTGTGCTGAACAATCAGGATGCTGTTACGGCGATCAATAATGCTATCGCTCAGAAGCTGGGAAAGACGGAGGCTCAAAATCTGTACGTCGCATTACAAGGTTATGTAGCTTATTCGCAGGCGGAAAAGACCAAGTTAGCTGGAATCGCAGCAGGAGCAAATAAGATTACCGTCGATTCTTCCTTGTCGGGCACCAGTACTAATCCTGTTCAGAATAAAGTTATTAATACCGCTCTGGCAGGCAAAGCTGCATCTTCCCATACTCATACGAAATCTCAGATTGTCGATTTTCCGACTATTCCTACCGACAACAATCAGTTGGCAAACGGTGCCGGATACCTCACTGATGCCCCTGACGACAATAAGCAATATGGTCGGAAGAACGGTGCATGGTCGGAAGTCGTTGCCGGAGCGGGAGGAGGAGTTGAATACTATGATATCAATTGGCTGTTGGATATGTATGAAGATGGAAATTGTACACAAGAGCAATATGACGGGTTATTGGATGCGGTTCAGAATAACAAATATATGGGATTTCCGACTTTTTCTATGGTCGGAGATGACAGCATAATATCACTGTCGGTTATTATTGGATTAGCAGTTCAAAATCTTGCTGGTGCTTCGGTTATTAAATGGGTAATCACCCCATCACTTCAGGTCGAATCATCTTCGGGAGACATACTTGGCGGCAGAAAAGTAGATGAAAATTCTTCCACTGCGGCCGTAATTTACTTGCGGACCGATAATTTTCCTGTCGCTGTCAATCCTGTTACTTTAAATGTGAGCATGCCGGAATCTGAGAACTCCGCTGATGAATATATTTTCCAGTTCACCAGCGGAATCTCTCCGACAGTGCTGACCATGCCCGCTTACATTAAATGGGTCAATGAACCCGTGATAGAGGCTAATAAGACATATCAGGTATCTATAGTTAACAAAATAGCGGTGATAGGAGGTGTGGAATGAGTTACTTTAGAAGAGGGCTGATGATGGCGCAGCAGAAGATTGAGAACCCATATGATTTTAATGGGACGGACCAGTATCTGGATACCGGCATCAAGTTATGGACCGGACAACCCTTTACGCTGATGCTGGTCTTCACGTCACGAGCGGTGGATAACGGAGCGAATCAGACCATATTCACTACACGTAACCATGGAAGTGAGCATGGTGTCACTTTCTCCCAACTTACAGGATCAGCCTTTGAACGCTGTAGTATGATTGGAAAAAGTGGATATACTCCTAGTACGGTTTTTGATGATAGTGTGTATGGCGTCAGAAGAGGGCTGGTTTTGACTTCTAACGGTAATAGAGTTACTTATAGTAAAATCGTGACCAGTAATGACGCTTATACTTATAGGATTCCTTCCAGTATATCACTTCCTTCATTCCACACCGATGAAACACTGTTGCTGGGAGCAAACAGAATAGCTTCAGGAATAGGAGAATTTTGGAACGGAAAAATAAATGCGATGCGTATTGATAACAGAGAACTAGGGGCAAATGAAAAATATAATTTCTTTATAGCACAAGGATTATGAAACAGTATTATAAGATTGAAAACGGAAAGAAGATATTCGCCGGACGGCGAATCATCATTGGTGACATGCAGGTGATCAATCCTACGCATGAGCAGTATCTGGAAGCAGGATATGAAGAATACGTGTCCCCTGACCCGACACCGGAGGAACTACTTGAAAGGGCGATATCCTCCAAGATAGCTCGGATCAATAGCTATGACACATCCGATGCGGTCAATTCCTTCATGATGGGAGGAAGTCCGATGTGGCTTGACAAGTCTACCCGTGTAGGACTGATGAACTCGATCGGTATCGAGAAAGACGCCGGCAGGGAAACGACCACGCTCTGGTTTTCCGGTATGCGGTTTACGATTCCCGTCCACCCTGCTATCGGCATGCTGAACGCGCTCGAACTGTATGCCCTTGAATGCTATAACGCGACACAGGCACATATTGCAGCCGTCAGTGCGTTACAGACGGTGGAAGAGATTGAAGCGTACGACTACACGGTCGGTTATCCTGAAAAATTAGTGTTTAACTTATAATTAAAAGATTATGGTTTTATTGATTATTTCTTCATTGTTATTGTTTGTCGCATACATGGCTTATGCGCTGAGGGCCATAAAAGACATTCCGTGGTCCATCTCTGATACTTACTATCAGTTGGAGAAGAGGGGAAGAAAGAAGTGGCCGTTCCAGCTTGCTATGATTGTTCCGGCAATGCTCCTGCTACCTGCATGGCTTGAATGCTCAAATGAAAACCTTCAGTTCCTTGCCTTCCTTTCATGTGGAGGACTGATGTTTGTCGGTGCGGCTCCCTGCTTTAAGCTGGAACTTGACGGGAAGGTACATTATGCGGCTACGGCCATATGCGGTACTTCCGCGGTCCTGTGGACGTGTTTCTCCGGCATGTGGTATATTCCCTTGATTGCGATTCTGATCGCCGCAGGATTGGGGATTAAGTACCGGAAGTGGATGTTCTGGATAGAGTGCGCAGCTTTCACAGCTACTTATCTGGCTGTGATACTGCAATAAAAAAAGAAACCGCCCTGCTCATCACGAGTTGGCGGTTTGCAAACACAAACAAAACAAACAATATTAAAAAAGGGGAATCCCTTATTGCTATGATATAAATAATGAATTGCAAAGGTAATAATAATATTTTAGATAGAGAAAAGCATATGGAGGAAAAAGCAATTCATCAGGCAGTAGCAGGAATGTTCGCACCTATTGCCGGCAGCTTCGTAATAGATAGTCTGCAAATGATGATCCCTTGGCTGATAGCAATGTTCTGTGTGATAATCTGTGACTTGGTGACAGGGGTAAGGAAGAGTTTATTAACGCATGAGCATGTAAGGTTCAGCCGGGCATGGCGGGCCACTATGGGGAAGATGGTTACTTACTTTTCCTTTGTGGTTATGGTCGTCATGATTCAGAAAGCCTCCGAGATGTCTGTCTGTATTGATACGTATGCCTGCTTGTTTGTCTGCTTCATTGAAGGCTGCTCGATCATTAGCAATATCTTGAAGCCAAAAGGATATAACTTCAATCTTGCGGCTGCTATCGGGGTATTTGCTAAGAAGGTATTCAGTGTAGAGAAAGAAGATATGAAAGATGTAATAACTAAAAAAGAGGAGGAAAAGAAATGAAAGTTTTGATTGACAATGGTCATGGAGAAAACACGCCAGGCAAGCGCTCTCCTGACGGAAGATTAAGAGAATGGGCATACACTAGAGAGATTGCCGATCTAGTAGTAGCTGGATTACGCAAAAAGGGAATTGATGCCGAGCGGATTGTGAAGGAAGATTCAGACGTTCCTTTGTCTGAACGATGTCGCCGGGCTAATAACATCTATAGAGATACAGGAAAGAAAGCTATCCTTGTGTCTATTCACTGCAATGCTGCCGGCAATGGCATTAGTTGGAAGAATGCACAAGGATGGAGTGCATTTGTATCGAATAATGCGTCATTAAATAGCAAAAGGTTAGCCGAATCTCTGGCACAAGTAGCAGAATGTATTCCTGTGCCGATTCGTAAGCCGATGCCCGGACAACTGTATTGGCAGCAGAACCTTGCTATTTGTCGGGATACGAATTGCCCGGCTGTGCTGACGGAGAACTTCTTTCAGGACAGCAAAGAAGATGTAGAATACCTTTTGTCTCCGGAGGGTAAAGATACGGTTGCCCGGATTCATATTGAAGGAATCTTGAAATACTTAGGCTTATGAAACGATTAATCTACGTATTTATCATTTTGCTGATGTCAGCAATATGGTTTTCATCCTGTCGGAGTATCCGACATATTCCAGTAGAAACCAAAATCCAACTAAAAGATTCGGTAATAACGAGAGATTCGGTTGTAATCAAGGAACAGACGGTTCGGAAAGACTCAGTTGTAATAAAGGACTCTACCGTAATCGTAGTCGATGAATCCGGAAACGTTATCCGGACAGAATTATATAGGTACCGTGACTGGTACAAGGAACTGTCACGTGATTACTCTGTGTTGCAGGCAAAGTATGATTCTCTTTTTAGTGAGAAGCAGAAGGAAATTCAGGTGCCATACCCAGTCGAGCGTGAACTTTCCTGGTGGCAATCTGTTAAGGTACAAGTCGGAGAAATAGCTATAGGCGTAATTATAGGTTTGATCATTATAATTGCGCTACTCCGTCGAAAGAAATAACTACTAAAAAATAACACTAAGATTCATAATAAAAAAACTTTGGGTGCCTCGGCTTGGGAAAGTCGGGGTATTTTTATGCAGATATGTATGTTCAATATATATATTTATGTAGGAATCTGGAATGAATTATAATTTGTTTCAATAGTAAAATTGATAAGCCAAAAATAAGTTGTATCTTTGTTCATATCTTATGTGAATAATATGGCTAAATATTTAGATATTTCAAATTGGAAAAGACAAATACATCTTCACACGGGAGGTACTAGGGATAAATTTATTACGATATCACCGAATGGAGACAAGTATTATTTCAAAACCTCTATGAAGAGAGAAAATAGGGATTATAAGTATGAGTTTTGGTCTGAAATTATTGCTTCAGAAGTTGGGATATCATTAGGCTTTAATGTTTTACGATATGATGTAGCTTCTTTTGATTCTACTATAGGATGTATATCTAAGTCTATTATTGATGAAGACAAAGAAGAACATCACGAAGGATATAGATACATAGTTCAAAAACATCCTGATTTTTCTGTAGAGTTTAAGAAAAAACATTCATTGCAATATATTTTTGATTCTTTGGAAAATGTGCATTTAGGTCATTTGAAAACTGATGTAATCAAAATGATCATTTTTGATGCAATTATAGGGAATACAGATCGTCATTCAGAAAATTGGGCGTTAGTTATAAACAATTTCCTCCACCGTTCGGCCCTACGACAGCGATGTGTTTATCATCGCACGCCTCAAAGTTTACGGGTTCTGCTATAC